GTTTTCGACCCCGCGGCGTAAACTCCCCATGAAAAAAGATTCCTTAGAGGGGCAGGGGGGCACCCCCCCGGGGGGGGTGGGGGGGGGTGCCCCCCCCTAATGCCCTGCACCGGGCATCGCAGAAGCGGTGGTTTCGAGTCTTCTTCTTGAACATCACCCCGCATTGGTCGCAGTTGTGCTGCCCGTGCTCGGCCCCTCGCAGGCCACGCTCAACGTGCCATCGGCGAACCGACTCGAGGTTGGCCACCCTCGAGCACTCCGGTGAGCACCGCAAATGCACCGAGCATCGTTTCATGAACTCCTTCCCGCATTGGTCGCAGGTGATGACCCGCAGTTGATTATCCTCCGGGGTGCGGTTGGTGAATCTCGCTCTCACGCCTGCACCCCCCGAACGGTCACATAGGATTCAAACCGCTGACCTTCAAACTCGAAGGTCATCAGGTCGAAGCCTTGCGCATCTTCCTCGATGTCGATGAACTGAACGCAACTTGCTGGAATCCACTCACCTCTGACGCAGACGTGCGCCACCGAATCGAGCGCAACGGTTTCGAGGTCCTCGATAACCCTTACGGGTTCAACCATTGGGGGGTCACTTTCAGTTTTCATTGTTCCGTTGAGCGCGAACCCTCAGTGCGTTGTGCAGTGCCTCATTCATAACTGTCTCCCATCCAAACCCTTTCGCCGAAATGTGAACCTCCCCATCCTCATCGAGAAGGGTCAGGATGACGATAGGTGCATTGGTTTTGAGTTGGACCACCCTCGGGATGGCTTTGAGAAACTCCTTCAGTTCATCCCCTTTCATGCCTGCACCCCCTTATCTCCCTCGAACATCGCGAGTTGCTCGGCTAGGTGCGCTCGAAGTTCCTCGATTTCATGTTCTTGCAAGTAGAACTGCACGTTCTCCCAAATCTCCAACCCTGCTTCCCTAAGGTCGGCTAGTTCTGTCTTTGTTTTGCTCATTGGTTTGCGTTTTGGTTTTCATTCAGATTCAAACTGCCCCGCACAACGCTCGAGGATGCCCATTGCGAGCGTCGTAAATCGTTTTGAGGGTGACGATAGCGGAATGGGGTCTTTCTTCGCTATTTGAGGCATTCTCTCCCCTCTCCCCATCCTTGGTCCCGTCGTCGGTCCCGCACACACCCCACCCCACCCTCGTCCACCCCACCCACCCACCCCCCTTTAGGGGGGGGTGGGGTGGGGGGTGGACGGTGGGGTTGGGGGATGTGTGCCGGGGACGACAGGATGGGGGTGAAGTTTGAAAAAGAAAACGGGTCATGGTGGGTGTGAAAGTTTGATTGGTTTGCGTATTAGTCTCGACGCTGAAATGACTTAGGTTCGCGTGATTTGAATCGAGGCTTTTTTGGTTCGTCGTCATCCTCGGCAGGCAGTGGTTGAGCGTGTTCCCAGTAAATCCCTTTCCTCGAGTGGTCTACGCGTATCCGGTGGGATTGTTTCCCGTCCCCGTCGCGCATCCCCGCACGCCCCCCACGCTTGCAAAGCGTCAGCGTGAACGCCCCCCGGGTGCCGTCCTTTCCGTCCGGTTCCCGCTGCAACACAGCAACTTCCCGAGACCAGTTGGTGAGTTCGGAAGACCCTGCGCCTAAGTACGCCATGTCAGATGCGCTTTGCGGCTTCGCTTCAGCCTTGGGTTTGCTGGTGTGGTGGACGAGGACGACAACGCACCCGGTCTCGTCGAGGATGGGTTGCAAGGTGTTGCGCAGGAACACGCTCATGCTCTTCTGGTCCATCACGTCTCCCCCGAAGAAAGCCATCAGGGGGTCGATGATGATGACCTCAAGTCGGTGCTCCTTAATGAGTTGCCGCAAGATTCCGAGAAACACGCCCCCGGTCTTCGTGTTCTCGCGAAACAGGATGAGGTTGGTGTTCAGCAAGTTAACGAGTTCGGCGTGCCCGCGGCCTGATGCGCAAAGCCAGAACAGAGTCCCGTCCATTGCCTCGCGAACGTCGCCCCAGTCGTTCTCGGCCTGAATCATCCCAACCCTAAGTGGTTGCCCTTGCGGGTGTTGAATGCCGAAGAACGGCACCCCGGTAGCCATCGCGACGGCAAACTGAAGGACGAAGGACGACTTCCCAACGCCTGATGAGGAGACGATGGTGAGCGAACCCGAGCGACACAACCACCTCTCACCGAGGATGCAAGTGGGGTCCGGTGAGATTTCGACCTTTCGCAAATCGACCACACTCATCGCTTTGGGAAGGTCTCGGCGACGAAGCCACACCTCAAACTCCTCCCAAGTTTCCGGACCGTGTCGCAGGGAGATTAGCCTTTGCCATTGCTCGCCCCGCTTGCACCCCGGTAGCCTCGAAAACCGTCCCGGGTTCTTGTTTGCCGGGCAGGGTCCGAGGTCTTCGAGGTACTGGTAAACGGCATCCCGGCGTGCCTCCCACGTCCTTTTGTCCGGTGCGTCGACCCTGACCCAACCGTGCAACGACCTTCCCCCGCTCGAGATGATTGCGGTCAACGGAAGGTTTGATTCGCGAAGTGCTTGCAACTGCTCGGCTTCGGAGAGGTCATCGAACTCGACAAGAACGTGACGGTAGACGGAAACGCCTGAGTCTGCCCCGGTTACCGAGTCTGGCCGATACGGGTTGATGCGAATCCAACGCCCCGATTCGGACTCGCAAGTGAACGGGTTTTCCCCGCCCTCGATTTGCTCGATGAACCATTCGACAGGTCGAAAGGTCCCGTGCGAACCGGGTCGGTGTTTGCCGTCCTCGCCATCCGACTGCGTGCAAATGCAGATGGTTTCGGTCGGGAGGAACGCTGACCGTAGGAAGTCGATGGTTTCACGGTTGTTGCGCTCGGGAAGCGTGAAGGGTGCGGCATTGCGGGTCAGCACGAACCTCCCCGTGGCCGATACCGTCGAGTGCGCTTCTACTGCCTTCGACCCCCGCGGGTTCGTGTGCGGCTTGCGGTCAGCCTCGTCGATTTTGTGCTCAAGTTCCCGCTGACTCCACGGTGGGGAACACGTTGCGTTCCAATCGCTAAGGATTGCAAGTGCCTCTGCCCGTGGAAGAGCGAAATCGTGGACGAGAACCCTCGCAAGGTCGTACGTTGCCGAATGCCCCCCTTGTCCCGATACGGCGCCCGGGACTTTTGCGGCGTATGCTCTCGCTCGGTCGGTTAACATCCTTGCAGAAGTCTCTTGAGGTGAGCGATTTCGGTGATGAGTTCCGCGATGATTTCATCGGGTGCTCCATTCTGCAGGACCTCGGTTTTCACTTTGGTTGCAGCTTTATGCGAAGGCATAAGTCTCAACCGACGAGCAGCTTCCACGATGGCCTCCGAATACCTTGGGTTACGCTTTGCGATTTCGGTGAGCATCCCGGCTAGAACCCCGTGACTGATGGTTTGCAAGTCCTTCATAACTCGACCATTGCGGGTGGTGTAGGGAGTGGTGCCCAATAATGGACGACAGCAGGAAACTTGAGGTTTGCCCATCCCTTGCTGAGTCGGTGCGAGACGGCGCAGAACTCACGCCCCCGCTCGACGACGGCCACGACGACGGGTATGTCCCGTTTCGGAAGTTCAAGGTTCGCGTCTCTCCAGTGCAGAGTTGATGTTGGTGTTGGTGTTGTCATTTGTGGTTGTCTTTGTGGTTGTTACGGTTACCCACCGCAACGAGACCGACCAATGCGGCAACGAGTGCTGCGGCGATTAACCCGGCCCCGATGCGGTGGAAAGTGTTCATCGGTTGCGGATTATTTGGTGCAGTTGTTCCTCCCTCGCAAGTGCCTCATCAAGTTGCCTTTGCAACTCGGAGTTCCTGCGGTGGAGCACCTGCGATGCTTGCGGAATCATCGCCTCGAGTTGCTTCACCCTCTGCGCAAGTTGCTCAGCGTGAATGTGATACCCTTCGGCCATCGCCCACGGATTTCGCTCGCGGAAGTCGGTGAGGATGCGCTTCAACTGTTGCTTCTCGCGGTTCGGTTGGCACCCCATCTCCCCGGTCGTTGCGTCCTTAAAAACGACCGTGTCGGCCATGTCGTCGAGAATCTCGGTGAGGTACATACAGATGACGGCGTGGTCGTTCATTCGAGCACCTCCCGAAGTTTAGCGACCGTTGCCTTAAACTCGGCCGAGTCGATTAACTGCTTCCGGGCTGACTCGAAGATGACGAGTGCCGCTTTTGTAAGGTCAACGAGTTCAGGCTTTTCAAACACCCTCGCAAGCGTCAAAGCGTCATCGACCATTGAGTCGTGCCACCGTTCGATGTTCCAACCGTCGATGTCGCACCAATAGTTCCAGTCTCGAGTGTACTGGTTCACCCGCTCAAACGCTCTCTCTAAGTTGCTGACGTGGTGCTCTTTGATGAATCCCGGCGTCGGCCTCCAGTCGTAGTAACTCATTCGGCGACCTCCCCGTGAATGCTCGCAAGTTGTTTCGTGAGTGCCTCGATTTCCCTGCGCAAGAACCTGATTTCAAACGCCATCGATGCCCTTGTTTCCTGCGGTCTGTTCTCAAGTTGCTCATCCCGGACGATTTCCCGCAGGGTGTCGCGGAACCTCGATGAGAGGAAGAGAGACTCCACCTCAACTCGCGCGGCCTCCCGCGCGAGTTCTGCTACCTGCTGTGACTTGTGGACTAGTTGGTCCAACTGATTGGGGTTCATGACTTTAGAATGGGATTTCGTCTGGTCCCTCTGCCGCGGCGATTGCCGCTTTTATCGCATCTCTCGCAACCGAAGGAAGTTGCGCAGTCGTCTTCCGAGGGTCCATCGGTCGCACTCGGTACGCGGTTCCCTGAGTCCCGTCGTTCTTCTGGTAGGTTTCAGGCCACACCGCGAACTTCAGCGTGTGCCCGTCGAACTGCTTCAGCAGGTTGATAAACTCCTGACCCTTAGTCAAATCCACCTCATGGCCATCCCCCACCTTTATCTTTGTGCCGTCGGGGTCCACCGCGGCGAGTAGCACGTTCAACTTCCACCACATCTTTTCGATGTTGATGAAGTCATCCGAAGCCGTTGCCCCGTCCTCAGTTGTGTACTGAAGGGAAACCTTCGTGTCCCCCTTCGGGGTGCATTCGATGGTCTTCGGGAAGGCAATCGTGCCCGAGTAAATCCCTGCGGTCCTGATGTAAGTGCCTTGCGGCCCGGCGTTTCTGTCGATTTTGAACATGGTATTTTAGGCGAGTTTGGCGATGAGGTCTGAGGTGCGCGACAGAATGTCGGCTTGGACACGCTTGTTGAGTTTGCTGAGTTCTGAGGTGTGAAAGAACTCGAGAGCGGATTGATAGTGCTCCCCGAGTGCGTCGCGGAATACCTGTTCTGCGTCGGTATCTGGCAATGCCTCAATGGGTTGCACGACCGTTGCCGTTGCTGGTTTCTCGGTCGGCGTGAAGTCGCTGACCTCCTCCGGTGTGTAAACCCCTGACACCACGTCAGGTGCGAGCAACCGCACCGCCTCGGAGATTAACCGGGCTGTGAGCATTTGCCGGGGGTGCCGCTTGTAGTTGTCTTTGAGTTGGTCTCCTTTGGAGATGGCCACGCCTGACCCAACGAGTTCATCGAGAGTCACTTCCATCTCGAGGTCGTTGTCCCGGTAAGTCCACCGTGCACGCACTCGCGTGGTATTTCGTTCCAACCATTTCACCTTCCCGCCTGCGGCGATGAATCGACCGAGCATCGCGTCTGCCTTCATCGAAAGCCTCCCGTCGAGCAGGTGATAGGTCTGCGTGACTTCAAACGGAGTCAACCCGCTGGTAAGGCATTGAAGTGCAAGGATTTGCCCCTGCGCTGGTTTCGTGCATCCAAACATTCCGGAAGCGGCGAACGCTTCCCCTAACTGCATCGCGGCCCCAACGGGGTCTGCGACGTTGTTGAATAGTGCCAATGTGTCTTTCATTTATCTGCTTGTGGTTGTGTTGTTTACGTATTCGACCGCCCGACTTGAGCGGCGAAAATGAGCAACGCGTCAGCGTTGTTGAGCGTGACTCTGACGCTCGGAAATCGTCGTTGTGCCTCTTCCTTGAGGCGGTTTTTCCACTTGCTCTGCTCCTCCCCGGGACGCTTTGCCATCCCCACTGCCTTCTGCCACTTCTTCGGTGGGACTCGCAAGATGCTCACGCCCAACGCCATCGCGCATCCCTCGATGAAGCCGACGTTGCGATGGAGCACCGCGAGCGAGGACGGACCCGCGCCGAAGATGGCCTTCGGAACGTCCTCGAGAACAAGGACTTGCGGGTTGACCTCACACAAAAGCGTGAGGATGTCGCCCGTGGTCTCTGGCATTCGGCAAACGGCAACCGTGGTTCCGTTGCTCCACGCGAACCCTCCCCCCATCCCGGGGTCACACGCGAGAATCATTTGTCCCCCCTCTCAGGTTGTCCGCATGAGGTGCAGAGACTTCGCCCTTGAATCCTTGGCCGAGGCTGGTGGCACCGCTTGCACAACTTTGGAGGCTCAATCCGCACTCGGAAGTAGTTGTCCCCGATGGAGATGGAGTGCCCCTGCTTGATGGCGTAGTCGATGTACTCAGCGTTCTTACTGAGCATCTTTGTGAGTTTGGCATTCATTGTTCAGTTGTGGTTAGTGCGTAAAAGCCTGCGGCCAAGCACACTACCATCAGCGCACTTAGCAGGGTTTCGAAGGTAGGGTGAGAGGTCATCTTCGCGATGGCCACGATGTCTGCTCCCGCGATGAGCAGGAAGAGGGTTCCGATGGTGTTGCGTTTCATTTGGTTAATGGTGCCGGGGTGGTGTTCAATGACGGAAAGAGCACCGTGTCAGAGTTCTCCTCTGATTCTATTCCACCCCGGCAAAGTGTTGGTTCGTGGTTTACAGTTCCCCCGCGGCGACGAGCAACCGCACCTGTTCATCGTCGAGCGTCCACGCCCGGTCTGTCGTTGGGAGTCTCACCCCGTCCTCGGTGCGCTCGATTCCACCGATGTGGTCGATTGCATCGAGGATTTCGGCGAGCGGTGCGAGACGCTTGGCAAGTTGCTCGCGCCCATAGTCATCAATGAGTTGCTCACCCCACCCCGGCCAATCGGTGAGCATGGCAGAATCATCCGAGAGCACCCAACCGTCAGCGGCGAGTGACCAGCGAAGGAATGCTAGTTCCCCGCGGGGTCCCATCATGAGTCCCTCAAAGGTCTTTGGGAAGACCTTGATGGAGAACAGTTTGTGGTCGATTTGAAAGGTCATGGTGTGGTTGTGGTATGTGACTAAACTTTCTCGAGCAGGGCATACAGAAACGACAACCTCTCCTCATCTTTGTCGTGATAGGGTCTCCTCTCCCATTCAATGGCGTCGTAAATCCATTCGCGGATGTTGTCGCGGATGTACTCGGCGAGGTAGTCCACCACCTCGGCGGGGTTGGCATCCCCGGCCATGTTCTGCAACCCCTCGTCGTCTGCGATGACGAGGAATGGAGTGGTCCCGGTGAAGTCATTCGGCATCCAATCGTAACCCTCCTCGGTGAGCACGACATCCAACTGCGGGTTCTCGAGGACTTTGGTGATGATTTCGGTGAGTGTCATGGCGTTTCGACCTTAGAACTCGGTGCGCACGACCACCCCACCTTTGAACTCGAGGACCGAGGTGTTCTCACTCAGCCACGTGCGTGCTGCGTCTTCCTTCGCGTCCTCATCGTCCTCATCGTATTCCCACCCCGTGTCTTCCGCGGCTTCAACGCAAGTCTCGTACTCGCGCCACTCGCAACGTATGGCGACAGGGTCCAGTTCAATCTCCTCCCCTAACTCCCCTTCCAACTCTTCGAGGTGCTCGCATAGGGTCAGTGCCCCCAAGTAAGTCCATGACGCGTTTTCGTCTGCGAGTAAGATGTCTGCTGCCTTGTATTTGCTGATGCTGATTTTCATATGTGTGTGTGGTTGTTGGTCTCTTCAGTGCTCGCCTTACGAGCAGACGCCCCCCGGGGCGTTTCGACCTAGTTGCCTTGCAGAACGGCAACCATGCGTCGGATGTGGTTGGCGAGTGACTCGAGGTCAGGGATGGTCCCCTCTGACCAATCGTGAAGGTCTTTCCAATCTGCCAGTCGGATGAATCCCCACACCTCTGCGGAGTAGTGTTTAGGCAACCAGTCAATGATGCCGTCTTTGAAGAGGACCAGCTGAATGGTGCTGTTGTTGAGAACTTTGTGGATGGCATCTCCGAGGTGAGGAGTTTGCCGTGTCGTGATGTTCGTGTCGTCGCCTGTTGTTGCTTTCATGTGGTTGGTTGGTTGTGGTTGGTCTCTTCAGTGCTCGCCTTACGAGCAGACGCCCCGGTGGGGCGTTTCGACCTTAATCGAGAGCCGCATCGATGTGGTCGTTCAAATAACCGTTGAGCGACCGAATCATTTTGAACATCAGCGCCCGTTCGCCGACCGCATCGAACCACTGCCTGTCGGTGTAGTCTCGGCGATTGAACTCGATGTCGCTGAACCGTTCCTCGAACGTCTCCAATGCCTCGAGCGCGTCGCCTAACTGGGCGAGGATTGCTTGTTTCGGCGTGCCGTACACCTCGCTGTAATGTGGGGTCGTTGTCATTTTGTTTGAGGTTAAGCGGCGACGATGCAATCGAGAGGGAGGGTGACTTCACCGCGACCGAACTCGTTATGGTTCGCGGGGTTGACCTCTTTAAGGTCTGCCACCTGTACTCCGCACACCGTGCGAAACCCAAGGATAACGAACAGCCCTGCGGCTTTTCCGTAGACTAGTTGGTTGATGCAGAAGTGGTTCATGTGGTTGGTTGGTTGGTTGTGGTTGTTGCTGACGGTTCACATCAAACCACAGACCCTTTCGGGTGTAAAAACTTTTTTTTATCTTTTTTCTCTGCGCATCTGTAAGTCGCTGAGTTTAGGGTGCTTATCGTCGAAACTTTTTTTTTGAAACCCTCAAAAAAAAGACCCTCTCCCAACCACAGGAGAGGGTCTTGTCACACACAACCGGGGAACGTCACCCCCGCGAAAGAATCGCATCGAGTGCGCCGAGGGTCAACCATTAAAGTCTTGAAACGAAAGTGGTTATCTCGGCAAGTGACTTGCGCACCGTAGCCTTCTGAGCACTGGTCATGGCGTCCACATTCACTCTCGCAACCCATCTCCGGAAGCCTTGCGCAACTCGTTCAACCGTAGGGATTTCCTTGGTGTTGGGAACCCTGCAAGCCTTGACCCGGTACTTCGTTTTATTCCACTGCGTCTCAGGGAGTTGCAACCAAGCCTGAATCTCCGTCTGAAGTTTCGAGAGGTTCGCGGCAGTGGTGTTGATTTCCCTCGCGGCTTCGGCGAGCGAGTCCCATCCGATGAGTCCTTGGATGTCAGCGGCAAAGCAAAGCGCAACCGTCTTCGCCTTAGCGTCACCAGCCGCGAGAAGCCACGCGAGGATTCGGTGCAAGCACACCCCCCCTGCCCGGGAATCAACTTCAGCGTGATGCTCGTCGAGTCGCGCAAGATGCCACGCTGCAACCCGTTGCGCGGCATCAAGCGGGATTCTCAGTTGCTCGGCGAGGATTTCGGCGAGGGTGTCGAGCGTTGCCGGGTCGAACGTCCACAAGGATTCCTTGTTGGTTGCGGCGAGTTCGGTTGTGTCTTGGATGTAGTTCACTGCAAAGACTTTGCGAACAGTTCGGCTTCTGCGTCACGTCTCCTCTGAAGTCCCAACGTGTTCGGCCACAAGCGTTTCATCGCTCGGAGGAGGTCAGGCACTTCACGCAAACGATTGAACTTCAGAGCATTCTGAATGCTGACCATCTCGGACCTGCGCTCTCCGGAGAGTGAGGTGCCGCGGTTAAACACCAGCGAAAGAAGGGCATCGCGTGCACCCTCGGGCAAGTCGTTTGCTTGCGGGTAGATGCGAAGCATCTGCACGAAGAACCGAGGGACGGTGACGTTGGTGAACACCCCAAGTGCTTGGTTCCACGTGATTTCAATCGCCCGTGCTTCAGGCTTCCCGTGCAACCACTCGCGAGCAGGTTGTCCCTTCAACCCGAGAGACTCGGCGAGGATGGCCAACGGGTCTTCGGCAAGCAACGTCCCCCAAGCCTCAGCAAACTGCGCTTGCGAGTTGTACCCGAGGTCAAACCCGATGCCGATGGTCACCCCAGATGATTCACCCGGCCACGTGGGGCGAGATAAGAACTTGCGGAAATAGGCTTCCCCGCCTCCCACTTCGTAGTCGAGCAGGAGTTTCACACCTTCAGGAGAGAGCGTCATTTGTCGAAGAGTTCCGCGAGTTTGCCCCACAAACGAGCACGGTCTTCCTCGCAAGCTGCCGCGCGACGTTCGACCGCATCAATCCGTTGGTCGTGCTTTTGTTCCATCGCATTAAGTCGTTGGTCCGCTTTGCTTTCCGACTCGTTCAGTCGTCGAGCAAGCCAGATGAGTCCGAACGCAAGTACCGCGGCAACAGGTCCTTGTGCAGCAACGACGTCGAGGATGTCGGTTGCCGCGAGCATTAGGACTTCTCCTTTCGGAAAATGTTGATTGCGCTGTAAATGCTTACGCCTGCGGTCAATACGGCATCAGCTTGTTCCGGGGCAACGTGCACCCCGCAAATCGTTGCAAGCGAAATCAGACCACGCCACGTTGATGGTTCCAGAAGTCGTTCGATTATGTATCTCATTGGTTCAGTTTGGTTTGTGAAAGGGTCGAGTAGTCGAGACCGTAGCCAACAGACCACTCGCGATTGTGGTCTTCGTACCATCCTGCGCCTTCGTGGATGTCGCGGAAGTCCGCGAACGCTCGCTCGAACTTGGGTTTGACCGCCCCGAGAGAGAAGTTTGCACGGGCAAACCTGACCATCTGCTCACGGTCGATTTTGTATCCCAACCGGATTGCTCGGAGGATGTCCCCCATCGTCATGCAGCGGAACCCGTTTACGCCGTCCACGATGTACTCGGTCATCGCTCCCATGTCGGTGCAGATTGGTACGCACCCCGACAGCATCATCTCAACTGCCGTTCCCCCAAAGGGTTCCCAATACGTCGAAAGAAGGAAGCCACATTGAGCCTTGGCCATCAGTTGTTTACGCTCTTCGATGCCGACGTAGCCCACGAACTCGACGTGGTCCGGCCAGTCGGCCAGTCCGATTGAGTGTGGTCCACCTTGCCCTGCGACGACGAGTTTCATGCCCATCCTTCGCGTTGCATCAATCGCGAGGTCGAGTCCCTTGTTGGTGCCGATGCGCCCGATGAACAGCGCGAAGTTCTCGCGGGTTTGCGTGGTGTCGAAGTTGCGCACGTCGAAGTAGTTAGGCACCACACGCCAGTACCAGTTTGGTTTGCAAAACGAAACGCCATCCGTACCAACGTGTGCTGCGCGAAGGGGATACGACTCGTAACACCGATACGGAGCAAAGGCATACCCGTTACCAATACCGGGTTCGACCACGATTAAATCCTTGTCAGCGTTGGCAATGTGCGTTGCCTCCTGCGTCCCACCCCAAAACGCGAGGACCAAGTCGGATTTACTTTTTCGGCGTTTGATTGCCTCTCCCGCGTGCAGGTTAAACACCCGGTGCGCAAGGTCTCCCGAGGAATGTTTGAACTGATTTTTGCGCCAGTCGTGGTCACCGTAAGTCTCCGCGAGCACGTCATTTGAGGTCACGTTAACGTGTTCGTGAGCAGACGTTTGCGAATCGGGGTGACCGTAGTGAATCGTGCGGTACTCGGTCGAGTCCTTGAACATCTCCAAGAACTTCAACACCTTCTGAGTGAAAGCGCACGCGGAGTAGTCGGGATGTGTGATGGTGTGAGGAACGCCTAGGCAATGGAGAGTTGTCATGGGTCTTCAGCCTAAGCGTTCCTTCACCCCGTTGGCTAGGTGTAGTAAGGCAAGAACTTACCGTCACCAGCATCCAGCCAACCCGCTGGAGATGAGGTGCTGTTTGGAGTACCTCCTGCCACCGAATAGTTCGGACCCGTCGCGCCTATTTCACCCGTCGCGCCCGTTGCGCCATCCACGCCAGCAACACCTGTTGCACCATCTGCTCCAGTTGCTCCGGTTGGACCGATTTGGTTTGCATCCGACCCTGCTGGACCTGAGGGACCAGTCGCCCCTGTTTCACCTGCTGGTCCAGCTGCCCCCGTCGCTCCGGTCGGTCCGGGTTCTCCCGCACCTGTTGCACCTGTCGCGCCTTGCGCACCCGTTGCCCCATCAGACCCTGCTGCTCCAGTCGCACCAGTCGCTCCCGGTTGGTCGAAGACGGTTGCCCATGAGTTCGGATTCGCGGCGGGAGGGTGATTGTAGTTTCCGAGAATCGCACGATAAAGTGAACTCCCGTAAACAGTTAACTCGCCGACATAGTACTGGCGACTTCCGGACCATTCGCCCACTCTCGACATCCGGTCCCAGTACCCCACTGAGTTGCTGCTGTCGGGGGTCGTGTTGATGTGCTGCACCAAGCACCGATAAAAGTCTGAGTTGTACCGGACAAGGTCTCCGACGTTGTAAGTGGTCCCTGCGTCCCACTCGCTAATCCCTGCGCCACCTCCTCCCGAACCCGGCGCACCACTCGGTCCTGTCTCACCAGTTGCACCTTTAGCACCAGTGACTTGCACCGCGAGGACATCGATGACAACACCGTTTGCTGGTGCGCTCGGGAAGACGATTTTGGAGTTCGCTTGCGTGGACCCCGTGATGCTGAATCCTCCATTTGTTTCGTCGGGACGTTGGAAAACTCCCCCAACGTAAACGAGATACCCCGCCTCATCGTTGCCCGGTCCATCCCATCCGGAGATGGGACCGAACTCGGTTTGAGTGCCATCACCCGTGAACCGTGGCGAGAGGATTCCACCCCCGAGGACTACACCCGTGGGACCCGTTGCACCCATCGCTCCGGACGGACCGGGAGCACCGTCGAGCGCAACCGTCCAACTTGAGAACTCACCGCTTCCCGCGATAACCCGCCCGACATCAACGGATAATACACCCGTCTGCGAATCGTATGCTGTCACAACCCCCGTCATTCGAGCGTTTACTGAGTTCGCGATGATAACCTGTTGGCCAATGGCCAGTTGCAAGCCTGCTGCAACGGTGAGGGTTTTCGACCCCGTGGTGAGCGAGAGGGTCGTGGTTGACGTCGAGGTGTAACGGTCACCTGCTGCGCCAGTTGCACCGCTCGGTCCCGTCGCACCACTCGGACCAGTCGCACCGCTTGCCCCTGTCGGACCCGTCGCGCCATTTGCGCCTGCGGTGCCTTGCAACCCGCTCGGCCCCTGCGCCCCCTGCGCTCCACTCGGCCCCGCTTCCCCGCTCGGACCTTGCTCACCCTGAACACCTTGGATGCCCTGCGGCCCCTGCTCCCCTTGGATGCCTTGCGGCCCTTGGATGCCGGGAACTCCGCTCGGACCCTGCGCCCCCGGTGCCCCGCTCGGCCCCTGCGCCCCCGGGGAACCCGTTGGTCCGCTCGCACCTGTGGCACCAGCAACTCCCGCGACCCCCTCGAGATTGACCGACCACGAAGCATAAGTGCCGCTCCCCGTATGATTTGTGACGTCGACAACAAGTGCCCCTGTTGCGGTGTCGTAAGAGGTCACCGTGCCGTGCATGTGCGCAAGTCCGGTTTGCTCCGCGATGACGACAGGTTGCGAGACCGTGAGCGACAAGCCAGTTGCGACGGTCAATGTCTTCGAACCGTTCCCGACAGCGAGCGAAGTCGTTGAGGTCGTGGCGTATCTGTCGCTTTGTCCACTCGCTCCCGTCGCCCCCTGCACCCCCTGCAAACCCTGCAAACCTTGTGCCCCGCTCGGACCTGCGGGACCTTGCGCCCCGCTCGGACCCTGTTCCCCCTGAATGCCTTGCAACCCGCTCGGACCCTGCGCTCCGCTCGGTCCTTCAATCCCCTGAACACCTTGCGCCCCTGCTGGTCCTGATGGTCCTTGCGCCCCCGGTGCCCCGCTCGGACCTTGCGCACCTTGCACCCCTTGTGGTCCTTGTTGTCCTTGCAAACCCGCGGGTCCAGCAGGTCCTGTCGCCCCGACCAGTTCGGCCTGCGGGACATCAATCATGTCGAGTTTGATTTTCGTTAGTTCTTGTGGCATAGGATGTTAGTAAGTGACTTGAACGGAGACCTTGCACCCGTCAGGGATTGCTTGGCCAAAAGTGATAATACCTTGTTCCGTCTCATTGTTTGTCTGGTACGAAATCGTGTATGCGGATGGAGGTTGATGAACCCCGCCGACACTAACAACGTAAGCTGCTGGATTTGTGGGGGGAATGACATCCCCAATGCCATTAGGGAACAGTCCGTAAAATGAATACGCAGACCCGTTTCCATCAAACTCCACCGAGTGATAAGTGCCAGCAAACGAACCACTTCCGCCTCCACCTCCGGTCGGTTTGTCAGTGAGGTCGTTGTAACTCCCTGTCTTTGCAACAGTTGCAAGTTCGAGCGTGGTCCGTGCAGCGGCGGGGGTTGCGGCGTTGATAAGTGCCTTCCCCGTCGTCGTCGCGTCCTTGAGTAAGTTGTTCGATACCTTGGTCATACGGTGTAGTACGGCACCAACCGCCCCTGTCCTGCGTCAAAATACCCATACGGAACTGCCGTCGTAGAAGGAACTTGCGTCGTCGTTGGCCAGTTGGGTCCGGTCGGTCCGGTCGGTCCGGTTGCACCAGTTGCTCCGTCGGTTCCATTAAGTCCCGGGAATCCGGCAGGACCCGTCTCACCGGGCATTCCGGTTGCGCCTGTTGCACCTTCACCACCAGTCGGTCCAGTCTCGCCACTCGGACCAGTTGCGCCGGTTGCGCCAGTTGCGCCGGTATCCCCCTTTGGACCAGTCTCTCCAGTGTCTCCCTTTTCACCCTGAAACCCCTGCACGCCGATTGAACCGTTTTCGCCGGGAGGACCTTGTGGACCCTCTGGTCCTTGTGGTCCCGGGAGTCCTATTCCCGGCAGGCCAGTTGCGCCCGTTTGCCCTTGCAACCCCATCACGCCAGTTGCGCCCGTTTGACCAGTTAACCCTGTCGGTCCCGGTGGACCACTCATCGACGCGAGGAACTCCCATCCATTGCCCGTCTTTTGGTAAATCGTAACGAACTTTGCTCCTCCCACTTCATACCCTTGCTCTCGGTAATAGATGTCTCCCGGATCCCCTAAACTCGCTGACGGCAAAGTGTTTCCTCCGAAGTACTGCGCCCCGGCAGGACCCGTTGGACCAGTCGCCCCGGTTGCTCCCGTCGCACCGTCGTATCCCGCGGGACCGTTGGCACCCCTGCTCGCGATGAGATCCCAGAAGAGAGAAGAGGTCGATGGAACGTCGCCGACGTTGCCACCGTTGGCGTCTGAACGATACCAGAGTTGACCCTGATAGGTGGCCAAATCGCCGACGGCGTAGGCTGTGCCAAGGTCGAATGCGCCCGTGTAGTTCCACAACGCACTAACACCCGATGCACCCGTTGGTCCGGTTGCTCCGCTCGGCCCGGTGGCGCCACCCGGTGAACCCGAAGGTCCCTGCAATCCACTTGGCCCCGTTGCGCCCGTCGCACCACCGGCAGGACCAGCGATGCCTTGCGCCCCGCTCGGCCCTGGAATGCCTGTCGCGCCGATAGGACCCGTCGCCCCGCTCGGTCCAGTTGACCCGGTCGCACCGAGTCCTCCCGCTGGTCCTTGCTCTCCCGGAACTCCACTTGGTCCTGCGGGTCCCTGCGCTCCTGCTGGTCCCTGTGGCCCCATCACACCACCTGACGCGATGAGGATGTTGATCTTCTCTCCGCTCGGCGGCGGGGTGGTAAATGTCACCACGCCATCGGTGACCGTGTAATCGGTTCCTGCGGTTTGAAAGACTCCACCAATGGCCACGATGAAGTGCGCATCGGTCGAGTCCGTCGAGGTGGTGGTGAATGCCGTTTGCGATCCGTTTCCGTCGAAGGTGAACTGATTGAGAGCGAACGACGGCGACGATGC